TTGTGTTTGTCATTTTTATCCTTTGTTATTAAGCGCCGTAGCTAGTTGATGCGTCGGTAGTTAGGTTAGCTGCCCAGTTGAGGTCAAAGCCCTCGTGTACTAGTGTGACTTGTTCTACGAACAAGGCATTGTCACCAGCGTTGAGGTCTGAGTAAGCAACAGATGTAGGCCAGCAGTTATACACATGGAAGCGCATAGCTGTGTGATCTTTAGCTGAAGCAGATGCCTCGTTACCTGTTCCTGGGATTGGATGTGATAGAACTTGAATTTCCATATCGCAACGGAAATCTTGATCTACCTTACGTGTTGTTCCACCACCCTGAACTGTTGCAAACATATTACGCATCCAGTCCCAGTTTTGGGTTGTTCCTAAGATTACACCACGCTGCAATGTAATTGGAGCAAAGGTTGTTTGTCCTGGAATTTGGTGAACTGTAGTGTTGTAACCACCTTCACGGTAAGGGATGGAGTCAGTTGTGACAGCCATACCTGAAACGGATGTAAAGCCAAAACTAACTTCTGAAGCAAGGCTAGTTGTTGCAGCACTTGGCTGCGCACCACCAGTGCTTGTTAATGGTTTAAACGTAACTAACAATCTAAAGTTACGTAATGGATCGGTAATTAATGATGACCGATTATTAATGATTGTAGGCATTTATATTTCTCCTTTGGGTTAGTTCAGCGTCTTTTGGCTGAGGTCGATGACGATGAACTCTGCTGGGTACTGAAGTGCCACACCAACTTGAATGTGTACCTCACCATTTGCAATTGAAGCATCTGAGTTATTTTCTGCATCACACTTTACAAAGTAAGCCTGGGCTGCAGTTGCTCCACGGAGTCCGCCTTGATTTTTGTATTCATTGAGGAATGATCCAAGGAGAGTACGAATACGACCCCATAGACGTTCATCATTGTTTTCAAAGATTGCAAACTCTGTATTGTTCTTTAGGTTCTTCTTGATGTAGATCAAAGAGCGACGCATATTAACGTACTTGTTTGCAGTACCATCTTGAAGCAATGTACGAGCACCCATTACAGCAATTCCAGCGCCAGGAATCTGACGGATAGGATTTACTGGTGTTGTGCTTGAGTTCATGCTATCAAGATCAGTAGATGAAAATGTCTTTTCAACAGAGACAATTCCTTGAATAGTTGCAGTGATACCAGCAGGTGCCTTAAAGACTCCACGATTGGCATCAGTATAAAGATAAAGACCAGCAACTGCACCAGATGGTCCAACCTTACGAAGCGCACCTGAGCCACGGCCCAATGGATCTGCAACATAAAGGTGTGGATAATAAACGGCTGCAGAACTTGTGCTTGCAAGACTTGCAGCAAATGCAATTGATTCTGTGACAGTTTTACCAGCACCAGTTTCGGCTACTACAAAACCATTGTTGTTTTCAGCCCATGATGTTGCATCATTATAAACAGAAGCAATATCTGATCCTAATGATTGAACTGCTGGAAGAAAAATAACCAATGGACGATCAAATGGAGCAAAGTCTTCAAATACTGACTTGCTAGTTGCTTTGTAGTTTGTGTAGTCAGTCGCAACAGTAGTTGTGCCATTACTTCCACCTGTTAATGGATAAGTGGTGTAAGCAGGAATACCTGCTGCACTATCCATAATAGAAATATTAGGAGAACTAAGGTTGATAACAGTTTCTGCATAATCACTAGAAGTAGCATCATCAAAAACGATATTTTCATAGCGCTCAAGAAGGATGTCATCTGCAATACCTGCTGCCCCTGCTTCTTTGTAAAGAGTAAGGGTGTATGTTGAAGCAACAGAACCAGCAGTCATAACAACTCGTAGATTGTTTCCATCTGTTCCTGCATTTTTTGAAACAACAGTTGCAACAACTGCACTTCCTGAGGTAACAATATCTACTCCTGCAATTGCTGCATCAACAGCAAGAAGACGCTTTACATAGAGTTCACGTCCACCATTAGCAAAGAAAGCACTAACTTGGAAGGTTGCTGGATAAGAGGCGTTAAATCCTCCAAAGTATTTGGTAAATTCATACCAAGAATTAACAAGTGTTACTGCTTCTGGACCTTGTGCAAATGGGGCAACCACTGCACCAGCAGCATTAGCAGAGACACCATTTGGTAGTGGTGCGGGTAGAAGGCGCTCACTAATGTAAACACCTGGGCGGCTATAAGCCATTATTTTCTCCTAACTAGTTGGGATGGGTTCCTTATGGTTGCGATATGGTGTACGAGATTGGGGTGAACTGACCGCGACCAATTTTGGCGCTTCCAGTTGTTCCCGTGACGTTGACTTGTAACGCTTTATACATCTTGTTAAATGTCTGTGCAGCAATCTCACTAGAGACACGCACAGTTATTGCATTTACAAATAGACGTTTTCCTTGTTCAGTAACGTCTCTTTTCGAGACATCAAGAACATCAAGACGACGAACAGTTCCATACTGAGTATTGGGACCCATCGTTAAAACGCCAAAACGTAATGGAAGTTTTGTGTAAAGTAATTGCGCTAATAATTCACGATCGTGTCGTGGTTGACGAGAATAAGTAGTAATTTGATAATCAATATTTACAGGAACTGGCCAATCTATTTCCCAGTTTTGTGTCTCTGAGTCATAGTTTGTTGAGCCATCTGGTCCTGTATTTGGGTTATCAATATAGGATGGTTTTGCCTTACCACGCATTGAGCGCATAAAATCTTCGCCAATATCAATCATATCAATAGTGATATATGGGTACGACTGATTGCGAATTTCTTGATCAGGCTGTCCAAACCACACGCCAACTTTTCTCAAAGTCTCTGGAGTACTTGCAGCCTTTTGGTCGGTAACAACCATCTCTTTGAGTAAGTTACGGATTGCTTCATCTTCATCTAATAAAAAGTTCATAGTGAACCTCCCATATGTTGGTTTAAACGTGCAAGAAGGAATTTTTTGGCTTCACCTGTACGGTTTGCAAAACGTCGTATAGCCGCTGTTGGTTGAGTGTCGGGAGTTCCGTACTCAAGTCTGTGGACCTCATCAGCGTGTGATTGGTGTGCGTGAACATTGAATGCTTCTCCATCATAAGCGACGTGAAGATGACGCGTAACTTCATGAGGCCAGCCGCTGGCTTGTGCTTCGTTTCGAAGGTGAGCAGACATTAAGCGGCTCGTATCAACGCTGGCTTTGTGCAATGCTTTTTCTACGTGTGCGACGTGGCTCACTTCTTTTTCTTCGCCTTCGACGCAACTTTGCCACCAACATAACCTGCAATTAGGGCTGCGACGATAGGCTGTTTTTCTTTAGGGCGGAATCCAAACACGCCTCTAATAAACTCTTCACGCTCGTGCTGATTGTTCATTTCAGCAACTTCCACGTACCAAGGCTTCCATGCCATTATAAACCCCTTTATCGCAACCAGTGGGCACTGTAGTCAGGCACCGCAGCGGTGTTCTGATATTGCAATGATAAAGAAAAAGCCCTGATTTCTCAGGGCTAAGTCTTACTTCTTTTTCTTTTTCTTGCTCATTATCTTTTCAGCAATCCCAACATCCATCTTGGAATCGTCTTCCTGAGACTTAGGCTTGCGGTGCTTCTTATCCTTCTTCTTAAACTCCAGCATCTGCTTGGGAGTCATATTCTTCATTACTTCAGCATCTTGTTTCTTATCAGAGGCTTTGGTGTACTTCATTACATGCCTTTTTTCTTATTCATAGTCATTTTGGCTGCCTTACCCTTTTTAAGGGCTTTAAAATCAGCACCAGTAATCTTGTTTGTAGGAGCCGCTGCTCCAGCAATATTCTTTTGCTTAGGAGTTAATGACTTAGCCATTACTTAGCCTTCTTCTTAGAACTTTTGCAAGTTGCACAGGTGCACTTACATCCTTTTGCTGGCTTACCAGCCTTACATCCACATCCACATTTAGCACACATCTATTTGCTCACTTTCTTTTTAGGTTTTGATTTTGGAACGCCCTTTGCAGGAACGCAATTTGGAACTTTTTTTCCGTTCTTCATTTTCATGCCTACCTGAGTGTAGCCATCCCAACAAGGGTCTGTCTTCTTAGCCATTATTTTGTCTTCTTTTTCATAGTAGATGCTTTCTTTTTAGCGTCAGCCTTTGAAGATGCGCCCCATGCTTGAAGTGATAAAAGGAGACGTGTTGGCTCACCATTTGGTTTGTGTTCTGGTCCTGGCATGTTACCCATACGAGCAAGAAAAGATGCACGACGAGGATTGTTACCAGACTTAACTGGTGGTTTTAGATCTGAACCAGGGTTAGCCTTTTCATAAGACTTACGGCCTTTTTCATTAAGACCACCTTTTGGATTTTTACCAGACTTCTTTTGCCATGCTTCACTAGCCATTCTTTTTGTGCCAATCTTTAGTTGCCTTAACTCCTTGAGCAATTGTCTTAGAGCCAGCCTTTTTTGTCAGGTTAATTTTGTCGTACTTGCCCTTGTTTCCAGCGTGGTCAACAATGAC